GGGTCTTGATGGTTTTCTGACGCATCTTTTTCACGAACGCATCCAAGCCCTTGTGCCCGCGATCCAGATCGCCACCACCGATATGTACAACATCTTCTGGCGGAATGACATACTCCCCGCCAGCGGCCACAATCGGCACCCCATCGGTCGCGCCGCCATCGGCAAAGCCAAGGTTGCTGGTGAACTTGTTGAACTTGCTTTGGCCCTGATCGTCTTTCTTAAAGGCATTGCCAACCGTAGCGCCAGCTATTGGGCCAACGCCTGTAATCAATCCTAACCCAGCCCCAACCAGTCCGGCGTTCCTGTTTAGCCAGCTTGGCTTGGTTCCTTCAGGTGCCGCTGCGGTGCCAGCGGCTGGCGCTGCAACGCTGCCCGTGCTGGGATTAAACAGCGATCCGCCCTTGCCGCCACCATTAACGCGGTCAAGCCAGCTATTGTAGCCGTTGGTCTTGCCCATGAGGACATCACCAAAGGCGGGTCTGTCGCCCTTAGCACCCATGCCGCCACCGTCAAACATGTCGCCAAGGTTCTTATATCCAGCGCCCTTGCCGCCGCCGTTGATCATGTCCCACAGGCCAGTGTAGCGTTCGGCCTGCGCTGGTGCCATATCGGCGGGACGCGCTTGGGGGCGGGGGCGAGAATTGCCCCCATCTGTCTGGCGGGCATTTGAATAATTAGGCGCGGGCTGGGGGCGATCAGCCGCCTTGGCAATCTGGTTTGCCGTTCCAGCGGCCATGTTGGATTGATGGCCAGACTTAAGTGCGGCACCTGATTCTGTGGTGTCACCACCGTCATAGTATCCAAGGCGACCACCTTCAGCCTTGCTATAAGGCAGGCCGCTTTCACCGTACGGTGTACCCTTGGTGATGTCGCGGGTGTGGCGGCTGAAGATGTGCTTGGCGACCTTGAAGCCCGCCATGCTGTTGCCTTCGCCCATGGCCGAGATGATGTCGGCGGGAATGACGTAGGAGCCGGAGGCAACGTGCATCGGCAAGTGGTCCGTGCGGCCCGCCACAGAGCTATGGATGGCACCCTTGTGGACCTTGCCCCCTGTGGCGCGGGCGGTGCGAAGTGCTGCCGCCACGGCCTGCTTTTGGGGGTGGCCTTTTTTAACCATCTCAGAAATGTTCTTGGAGATGGTTTCTTGGGATGAACCCTTTTTCAACGGCATTTCGTTATCCTTCCGAGTAAGACACGACAAGGGTCATACCCGTGCCGGGGACCACTACCAGTCCGCTGTTGTAGGGCATGTTGATGACCGAAACGCCTTGAACGTTGTCAACAACGGCAAGGGCATTGGTCAGGGTGGTTGTCAGGCTGCTGTCGTAGACCATGGCATCGGTCGATCCCGCCACCACCACGCTGACAGACGCCAAGCGGCCCTGCCCCGTTGCAACCAAAGTGGTGGTTGTCATGGTTGCAGATCGCTTCGCCCCCTGAACCTTTATATAGGTTTGGGCTGCCGTATTGAGCGCCACGGCGATGTTCTTGGCAGCCGTAAGAATGTCTGAAAGCGATGACATCAGAACTTCCCATCTGGTTGGAAGCGGTATCGGATGTTTCCAAGCCGCCAGAAAGAGTTGAGGTCGTTGCTTTCGACCTTGATGGACACAAGCCGTGCGCGAAGGCGCGGCGTTACAAAGTCTGTCCCCTGCGTGACCGTGTAGGCATATTCCCGTGGCGTGTCGCCGGGGTAGTCTGCCGTGTAGAAGGTAATCGTGACCGTGGCGTTCTGCGATTGATCGTATAGGCCCCACTTCATGTCCGGCCAGACTTGGTCAATGAACGTCTTCAGGTCGCCATCCTGCACCGCGAAATAGCCCGTCTGGAACCAAGCGTTGATCGGCAGGTCATCGGCGTTGTTCGAGGTTTCGTGCTGGTAGATGTTAAGATCGCCACCTGCACCAATCGGCGGCCCGAAGACGCTCTGGTCGATCCATGCAGTGCGGGTCAGCGTTCCATAGTCCCACTGGTTCAGCAGGGTGTTGTACTTGGCATAACGGGATGGAACGCCGTTGGACCCAATGGTGGGGTAATACCATGTGATCTCGCCAAAGCGCGAGTTCGGGGCGCAGCGGATGTTTTCCCAGTTACCCTGATCAGGGTCGATGTCTTGGAAGATCACATCCCAGATCGGGCAGTTGACTGTTTCCACGCCAGCGCCGGACAGCTTGAAGAACTGGCTTTGGCTCATCCAGTAAACCTCGCCGGACAGCGTCCCAGCGGCGTGGCGACCGATCAGGCCGCAGCCCGATGCAATTTCGTTGAACGAATAGACCAGCGGCAGGTTGATGTACTGCATCGACCACAGGGCAAGGTCAGTCCACAGCAAACCTTGTTGCGGACCCTGAATGCCACCAACGATCTTGGACCCCTTGGGGATGCGGAACGGTCCGGCTTGGTTGGTGACCGTTCCAACCCAATCGGTGAAGTTGCTGACATCGCACCACCGCACCAGCATGGGGTCTTGGAAACCCGTAAACGTGGAGCCATAGGCCACGATCTGACGTTCAGGCATGGCGACAAACATGCCCTCGTTGACCAGCGGTGCGTTTGGCATGACACTCGCACGACCCGTGGTTTGGGCAGGGTTCCAGAAGAAAATCTCGCCACCGTGAGGGGACGCCACCAAGTATTCACCCCAGTTGTCCAGCGCCCAGTCCGTTGACGTGGGGTCGGGCATCACAAAGGCCCAAGTGATCACGTTAAACGTGGTGCCAGATGGAATGCCCGTGAATGTGAACGTGCTGTTGGTGGGGCCTGCAACCGCCGAGGTGACGGTAAAGGTGTTTGGGGTGGGGCTTGCCGGGTCTTTGATAATTGTGCCAGGCGTGACGTAGACCACCGTGTTGGGGATTGTGACCGTGGTGATGGTGCCAACCGTGCTGACCGTGGTGCCAGCATACTGCCGCCCAATGGCAATGGTCGAACTGACAAGGCCGTAGCCGCCAAAGCCATAACCGCCCGCGCCATAGCCTGTCGGCGGGGTGGCTTGCAGGCCGATGTAATAGATGACCTGTGCCTTGCCGCCGTTCATAAAGACGGTTTCGGCAGTTGTGGGGGCGCTTGAGGCGGCGATGGTGAACGTGTTTACGGTTGGTACCGATGTGACAAGGTAGTTGCCATAGAGCGTGACGCCACCAACCACTGTTGCAACCTGAACAGGGAAAGTGGACCCAACCGCATAGTTGTGGTTCGGCAAGGTGACCGTGATGGTTGGCGTTGCGGGCGACGATGTGGATGTGAAGCTGGGCACCACGCCGCCGCTGGCCGAAGACGCGATAAACGTGCCACTGGACGCGCTGCCAAGGTTGGTTGCCGTGGAGAACGTGAACGTCCCAGAGGAAGATGTCAGGACGGTGTACGGGCCAGTAAAGGAACCCGCGCCCGTGAAGACGACTGTGGCCCCAACAGCAACCGTGGTGCCCGTGGGGTGCGTTACCGTGACCGTGTAGGGGCCAACACCAGTGGTTGCTATGGTGGTGACCGAGAACGTGTTGTCGGCAGTATCTGGAACGCCGATGACGTTTGTGGCAAAAATATTGTAGCTGTTTGCGCTGTCTGCCGGATTTGCCGTGCAGGAATAGTAACCAAACAGAATGATGCCATTTACGCTGATCGGCGTCTGGATGTAGACTGAGTCGTACGATGAAACGTTTGACCCGCTGTCGGTAACCAGAACCTGCGAACTGGCGTAGGTTGTCTTCATGTTTACGGTCAGGCTTGTCGTGTAATACATGGGCGACAAGTTGATCGCTGGGTTGCCGCTTTCGCTGGCATACAGGGAATTGTCCGTGCCGATCCCAAGATACTGGTGGGTGTTGGTGTCAGCCCAAGCGTGAAGGGCGCGAACAGTTGCGGTCCACGATGTGGTGTTGATGAACTTCGTCCACCCGCCAAGCTTTTGCGGCAAGCCCTGACCCTGCCGATCCGGCAGAAAGCGGATCAGGTTGGTGTCCCAGATCGCGGCCTCGTTCAAGGCTTCGGTGCGGTTCTGGTCAACGCCGGGTATAAGCTTCAGGCTGGCGTGTGGCATGTGTTAGCCTCGTGTTGGGCTGGCAACGGTTGCCGGAGATTGGGACGACCACGCCGCAGCGTCAAACTTCTTGCGGGCTTCTTCAACCACAGCCGACTTCAGTAGCAACTGATACTGGCCTTCGTAGCTCTGCGCCATCTGCGGATCGTCGCTTTCCTTGCCGAAGTTGCGCTGGTAGGCCGAGATGTAGATCATCGACGCCATCACCAGCAGGTCGGGCAGATACTGGCTGATGAAGGTTGTGGGCACCGATGCTGACAGGGATGCAGGGCGGATCGTGCCAACCACTTCGACGTAATAGTCAATTGCGGGGACAGGCCCCACATAGAACAACGTCTCGTTAAACGGCACGAAATACTTGGGCTGACCACGGTTGGCGGCCACCGAAGACCCGTAAACCGCGTCCAAGAACTCCTTGGTCGTCGGCATCAGCGGCACACGGGTACCCGTGTCGGGGTTGGTCGGTTCGGTGGCATTCAGGATCAGGTTGATCTGTTCGCTGACCACAAAGGACGTTCCATCGCCCAAGTCCTGCGAGAACGACAGGTTGCGATTGCCTGCGTTCAGCTTGTATCCCAGCCCGTGCAGGGACGTAGACGTGAACACAAAATCCAGATCGCGGCAGATGCGAAGGCTGGCGTAGTCAATCATCATGGGAAGGATGGCCAAAAAGTTTGGGTCATCCTCCGCCACGACCGCCATCTGCGCGATCTGCGTCTTGTATGTGGTGTAAGTTAAACCAGCCATGCCGTCACCTCTGTGTCTACGATGACATTACACCATCCGAGCAGTTTAGCCAATCATGCCTTACGTTTGGCGATCACTGACCAAACAGCGACAACCAGCGGGACAATTGCGCCACCGAGGGTCATGGCCGTTTCATTGTCAATGATGCCCCTGCCGACCAGATAGCCGCCAAGTGCAGACACCAATGCGCGGGCAACGCCGCCTACTTCAGTCGAGTTCATTTTCATCTCCTTACGTTTTTCCAAACCATTTTGGAACATTGAAACTAGGGCAAGCTTTAGCAGCGTATTCATTGTGGCCACTCACCTTTGTGATTTTGTACATGGAGGACAAGTGTTTGATCAGGGTGCGTAGGGCCTTGTCTTGCTCCGGCGTGAAGTTGTCCGAAAATTTGTCCGTGGCCGCAGACCCAAAGCCGCCAAACAGGCTGACCCCAATGGTCCCCGTGTTGTGGCCCTGCGTGTGTGCGCCGACCTGATCCAGCGGGCGGCCTTCAGCTAGGGTGCCGTCACGGTCGATCAAGAAGTGATAACCAATGTCCTTCCAGCCACGGTCCCGCATATGCCACTGGCGCACCTCTGCCACCTTCTCGCGGGTGGTGCAGCCATCCATCCACTTAGGTTGCGTGGCGGTGCAGTGAACGATGATCTCGTTTATGGGCCTCATTTGATGAATTTCTCCAGCAAGCGTTCGATCTTGGCGTCAAGGTTGTCTATGCGGATAATAACACGGTTAATGTCGGCATGAACCTCCGCCTTGGTGACGTATTCCTTGGCGATCTCTTCCCGCGTACGGTTCAACAATATTTGCAACCGCTGGATTTCGCCAAAGGCGTAGCGCAAGGTTGCCCCGAACAGGCCAAGGCCAGCCGTCAGGAGCATGTTCCAGAGGTTTTCGTTTACCATGTGAACACCTCAACGTAGCCAGCCGCGCCAGCGCCACCTGTTCCACCCAAGAAGCCCGTGCGTGTTGATCCACCACCGCCTCCGCCGCCCCCGGGGAACGCACCTGCACCGCCGTTTGCGCCGTTGACGGTTGTTGCTGAACCGCCACCACCACCGCCGCAACCGGGGAACAAACCAGCACCCCCTGCTGTGGGTGCGCCCGCGACCGAGGCGCCTGCAAGACCGCCAACGTTGTAGTTGGAAGCGCCCCCAGCAAATGCGGCTTGAAGGGCGTTACCAGCGGTTTCACTACCGCCCGGACCGCCACCGCCACCGCCAAATTGAGACGCGCCACCAGGATTAGAAGTTGCCTGACCAGCGCCGCCACCACCATAATACCCAGCAAAGCCGCCGCTAGTGCCGCCAGTGAGGGTTGGGACAACAGGGCTGGTAGCACCTACGCCCGCAGCTTGTGCGCCGCCGCCTCCGGCTGTGCTTGATCCCAAAAGACCACCTCCGCCGCCGCCCGCCACTATGTATGCACCAAAGGAAGAGTCGCCGCCAGCAACCCCAACAGTAGCAGAAGCGCCGCCTGTACCAGCCGTTCCTACAGTTACCGTGACGGTTGCAGACAGAACGCTGGGATAGAAGTATTTCTCAAAGTAAGCGCCGCCACCGCCACCAGAGCCGCCATACTTTTGAACTGCCCCAGCACCAACCGTGCCACCAGCACCGCCACCACCTGCGCCCCAAACACGGACAAGAACCATTCGAGCGTTGGCTGGCTTGGTCCATGTGCCGGAGGACGTGAAGATTGATCTGGCTGGCGCTTTGTCAGCCCATGCTAAGTTAGCGCCAATGCCGCCGGAAGTAAGCACCTGACCAGAGGTGCCATAAGCCGCACCGCCTGTACTGATATTTCCGCTGAGAATAGGTGTGGTAATTGTCGGGGACGTGGCAAGGACTTTAGCGCCCGTCCCCGTGACAGAACCGAAATCTGTAAATCCATATTCCCATTCGGAAGGATTACTACCCGTGGTGGCAATACAGGTAAACATTGCGGTTGTCTGTGGGCGTACATATACAAAAAAGGAAGCAAGTGAGTCAACAATACTTAACAGGTCAGTTGAGTTGTTGACAATATGGAATGTCCATCCCGTGGTTAGGGTGGAGGTGACGGGTAAACCAACGTAGTGATCTAAGGTTCCAGTGAACAACTGGTACTGGGAACTGGTGTTGGTCAGATAAGTTGTGCCACTTGATGTGACAGTGGACGTGTAGCCCATCAATACCGCAGCCGCCGCAGGGGCGGACGTGACACCAGTTCCGCCTTGGGTAAGCGGGAAGGTGGCGGTGATGTCGGTTCCCAAGACAACAGAACCATAGGTCGGCACACCAGAGGCGTTGCCGTGCAGCACTTGGGTTGATGTCCCCGCGCCCGTGGTGGCCATTGAGGTGGTCGTGCCGCCGTAAACCAGACCGTATTGCGTGAGGTTGCTAGTCGCGCCCGTGCCGCCCGAAGATACAGGCAAAGTGCCGCTGACGGTGGTGGCAAGGTTAACCTTGCCGAATGTCGGGCCGCCAGCCAACAGCACATTGCCCGTAGCAACGTCCGCAAGTTTGGACAGGGCAGTGGGCGACGAAGCGTAGAGAAGATCGCCCGTGGTGAACGAAGAGTTGCTAGTGCCACCATTCGCTGCGGGCAGGATGCCGGAAACGTGGGTCGTCAGGCCGACCTTGCCATAAGCTGGGAGAGCGCCGACACCACCCGACAGAAGCGCGTTGTTGACGGCCACATCTGGGATCGTTGACAGGACGCCGCTGGCAGACGCCGCCACGATGTCACCAGCCGTGTAAGTGGTGAGGTTTGTGCCGCCGCTGGCCACGGGGAGAATGCCGGAAACATCTGCGGTCAGGGACACCGCACTAAAGCTTGGCGTTGCCCCGCCGTGGATCACCTGCGTTGTGGTGCCAGCGCCAGTTGACGCCATGCTGGTGGTTGTGTCGGCATAGATCGCGCCATACTGGGTCAGGTTGTTGCTCTGCCCCGTCCCCCCGTTTGAAACAGGCAAAACACCAGAAACGTGGGTGGTAAGGCCGATCTTACCATACGATGGGCCGCCGGAAATCAGCGCATTGCCCGTGGCGACATCGGCCAGCTTAGACAGGGTCTGAGTGGCGGAAGCGTAGAGTATGTCCCCAATGGCGTAGGTCGTCAGCCCCGTGCCGCCCATGTAGACGGGCAGGGGAAGCGTTGTGGGCGTGTTGGGCAGTGTGGCGGCAATGATCTGGCTTAGGCTGATCTTGACCGAGGTGTTGCTTTTGACGCTCTCAAAAAGCTCCGCACCAGCAAGTCCGACAACCGCAGGAAGGTTTGGGATTTGTATTGACGCCATAGTTGATCGGTCCTGCCATTGTCACGGGATGCGTTAAGCTTGCGGGTAGGGATACCGTGCTTCGATCTCAGCGATCTTGTCCAGCCAATCCTGTTGTGTTGCCTTGCCGCGCTGCCAATAAAAGAAGATTGGGTCAGCTTCAACGCGGTAAGCTTCTGCCCGCTTGGCTTCCTGTTCTTCCTGTGACGGGGGCGCAGGAGGAGGCGGGGGCGAGAAGACGCCATCCGCATACAGCCACCCAATGGTCACGCCTTCGGTCAGCAGAACCCAACCTTGCTCTGCGGCAAAGTCTTCTTCGGCAAGGGCCGTGTTCTTGACCACGCCATTTTCAATAACCGCATAACCGCTTACCATGTGTAAACCTCCACATATCCTGCACCACCAGCACCACCAGTGCCACCCAAGAAGCCCGTGCGGGTTGTCCCTCCACCACCGCCACCGCCAGCAGGAAAGCCGCCAGCACCACCAGCAGCGCCATTAACCGTTTGGGCTGAACCACCCCCACCACCGCCAGACCCGGGGAACAAGCCAGCGCCGCCAGCCGTGGGTGCGCCAGCTACCGAGGTGCCCGCAAGACCACCCACGTTGTAGTTGGACTGACCGCCCGCCCCTGCCGTGCCAAGCGCGTTAGCGGCAGTTTCTCCAGCACCGCCACCGCCACCACCCCCGCCAAATTGTGTTGCTCCACCAGCCGGAGAAGTTGGTTGAGCGGCAGTTGCTCCACCTGCTCCGCCGTAGTAAGCAGCCCCAGTTGCTGTCCCACCTGTAAGAGTTGGCACAGTAAGGGAACTTGCGGCGGAACCAGCCGCTTGAGCGCCGCCACCAGCACCACCTGTGCTACCAGTCCCAAGGCCAGCAGCGCCGCCGCTAGCAACAATATAAGCGCCAAAGGAAGAATCTCCCCCAGCGACACCATTGGCCGTAGATGCACCACCTGTTCCTGCCGTGCCTACAGTTACGGTGACGGTCGCAGACAAAACGCTTGGGTAGAAATACTTTTCAAAATAGGCCCCACCGCCGCCTCCGCCTGCTCCAGTTTTAGCTGTAGCCGCCGCACCAACAAAACCGCCGCCGCCACCACCGCCAGCGCCCCAAACGCGGACAAGCACAAGACGCGCACCTGCGGGTTTTGTCCAAGTGCCAGAGGACGTGAATATTGAACGGCTGGGAAGCTGGTCGGTCCAAGAAGTGCTGGCACCTGTGCCGCCGGAGGTCAGAACCTGACCTGACGTGCCATAGGCCGCCCCACCAGCGCCCACGTTCCCGCTAAGGATTGGCGTGGTGATTGTGGGCGAGGTTGCCAGAACAGCGCCGCCCGTCCCAGTGACTGAGCCAAAGTCCGTGAACCCAAACTCCCAATCGGCTGCGGTTGTGGTTGTGGTGGCGATACAGGTGACCATAGCGGTCATTTGCGGGATCACCGTGCAGACAAGGTTGCCGCCCGAAGAGTTGACCGTCAGGTTCCCGGTGGAGTTGTTGACGATATGGAATGTCCAGCCCGTGGCCAGCGTGGACGTAACGGGCAGCGTGATGGTCTGGGTCAGCGTCCCCGTGAACAGTTGATACTGGCTGCTGGTGTTGGTCAGGGTTGTCGTGGCACCAGCGGTGGCTGTGGCTGTATAGCCCATCAGAACAGCAGCGGCAGCGGGTGCGGACGTAACGCCTGTCCCACCTTGGGTTAGGGGCAACGTGCCGGACACATCCGTGGCTAGGTTGATGGCGCTCCATGTGGGTGCGCCGGATGCGTTGCCGTGCAGAACCTGCGTGGTGGTGCCAAGCGAGGCCAGAGACGCCATCGCCGTGGTTGTGCCGCCGTAGATCAGGCCATACTGCGTCAGGGCGCTCGTTTGCCCCGTGCCGCCGTTACCAACGGGCAGGGTGCCTGAAACATGGGTGGTCAAGCCGACCTTGCCATATGCCGGAGCAACACCAATACCACCAGACAGTAGGGCGTTGCCCGTGGCGGCATCAGGAAGCGATCCAAGGACGTTGGTAGCCGAAGCGTAAAGCAGGTCACCCGTGGTGTAGGTGGTAAGGTTGGTCCCGCCGTTTGCGATGGGCAGGACG